AGATTATGGAGGAGAACATCCATCCCCAATGTGCTGGATGTAACCAGTACGGTATGCGGCATAGGACTCACGTTAGAGAAGGTTATTCTAAGTACATGAGAAGTATGTATGGTGATGACTTCTGTGATGAGATGCTGACTAGCTCCAGAAAGCCCAAGAAGTATTTAAGGGCAGACCTAGAAGATATGGTTAAAGACCTAAGAAATAAGAACAAAGAATTTGAATCAAAACTATAAACTATGCGGAGTATGTTGGCTTGAAACAGGAAACCCAGAGTGTAGAGGTGGACCCCATGGACCCAGAGGAACTGGCGAAGTGGGTGAACGACAACTTACCCTATTTGGAGGGGACGGAACAGAGGGCGATAGGGACTCTAGCAATGATGGTGAGGGATTACTCAGACTTCATGGAGGAGAATAATACAGTAGATGAGTTGTTCAGTATGTTCATCTCTATGAGATACAAAGAGGTAATGGATAAGGAGCTACATTAGTGTCAGAGATAAGAAATAAAAAACACGCAAGAAACTTAGTGCTGTTTAAGGGGATGGAGTTTCATAGAGGCATCTACCCTACTGACCTAGATGCCTTTATAGAAGTAGATAATGAAACCTTTATACTCATTGAGTGTAAGAAGGGTAACTCTAAACCAGATAGAGGGCAGGCTTTAGCATTAAGGAGGCTTGTGGATTCTCTTAAAGATAAGAGAGCATACCTATTGCTAGCTTCTCATCAATCTGATGGAGATATAATTCTAGCTGACTGCCTAGTTACTTACTTTAGACACAATGGAGAGACTAGGAAAACAAGTAAGAGGGTAACGGTTAGGGAGTTTACAGACTGGATATTAAGGTGAGGTCAGTACGACACCCAAAGGCGAGGGTGGAGGAAACCCAGGATGCCGCACTGCCTCAAAACTATTGAGCAAATTTATAATTAGGGTCAGAAACAGACTGCCTAATTTCATATTGGTCTTCTTCTGAAAGCTCTTCCATCAACTTTGCAGTTCCAGACAATATAGTTTCTGCAAACATTTTTGGGTCTGCTTTTTCTACTAACTTGTCCAACTTGTTATCTAAAGCTAAATATTTATTTACAAGAGAAGGCTTTGAAGTCATTTTGTAAAGCATAACAGGAGAAGCCAACACTAGGATTGCTGCTCCTATCGTAGAGGCTGCTGCCGCTCCAGTTACCCCTCCAGTAAACACAAAAGAGGCAGCAGGGATAGAAGTAATAGCTCCTAATTCCGCCGACCTTGCAGCCAAAGAAAACAATGCTTGTTGTTTTTCTCTCTTTGTCACAGACGCTGTGTTAGCAATCCTTTTAAATTCAGGCCAACTTTCCCCCAAAACTGCTTTTGCTCTATTTTCCTGTCTCAATAATTTTTGAATTACAGTGGTTCCATATATTTTTTCTTGAGCAGCTTCACCTATTATTCCCTCTTCTTTTAAAAATGTTGCCCTGATAGCTTGTTTTATTTTTCCAATCTCAGATTTTACATCTAACTTTGGTTTATCTTTCTTTATCTGCAAAACAGACTTATCAATCATCTTCATAATGTTATTAATTTTTTCTGGATTGTATTCTGTTACCAAGGCCTGCCCTATTGAAGAGTAGGCCTCTTTGTTTGCACTATTGGTAATCATAGACTGCAATGCTTTTGGAGTAATAGATGTTACGGCATTTGAATATTCGTTTTGCATCTTAGAATAAATCTTTGCCAGTGCAGGGTCATTTTTTCTTAATGTTGACAAAACCCCATTCCTAACCAAATCGTGCAAATTAGAAAGCTGTCTTTTTGCTTCTGCGTTTCCTTTTCCACTTCCTGGAATCATTGCGCTTATTGCATTATTTATATCTTTTTCAACAGCAATCAAACCTTTTAAATCAAATTTTGCAGTTCTTTGCCTCATTATCCCAGTAACTTTATCTAAAGCGGCATTTGTTATATCTGATGCGTCTTTCTCCATTCCTGTTACGTATGTTGTTCTTTCAAAAGGAACTATCTTTTTTGACTTATAGCTGTCTTGAAAACTTTCAATTGCTCTTCTTACATCAGATACATCCATAAATCTTTTTGTAGAAGGCAAAGATTCCATAGCCTCAAGCTGTCTTCCGTATATGTTTCTTGCAGAACCTTTTGCTGACTCAACCAAGCTAAATACTCTTTCCCCAAGGTCTGCTACAGATAAAGCAGCATTGCTGTTTACACTTTGCTCAAAAGAGTCTGTCACTATTTTTTGAACAGAATCTAAAGCCTCTTCATGCAATGGTCTTGAGAAAAATCCCATTTCCCCAACTTGTCTAGCAACTGTAACTCCAAGGCCAGCAGATTCAGCTACTAATGGGCTTATGCTTTCTCCCCCTCTTGAAATAATATCTTGAGCTTGTACCAATGCTTCTGGGCTGTCATAGGCAGCAGCCTGCAAATCTAAAGCAGGTTTAAATTCTTCTCCAAGCTCAGACAAGTTTCTATTAGTAGCCCTATATGCTCTATAGCTTCTTATGCCTCTTCCAGCCCCAAGAAAAACCGTATCAAATAAAGCTGAAGTGGCAGCCTCTCTTGCTGCTCCACCTCTTCTGAAGCCTAAATTCAGCTCTCTATCAGCGATAACGTCTTCAGCAACTTCTCCTGCATATGTTCCTGCTGCGCCTCCTGCTATTCCACCAAGTATAGTTCCAATTCCTGGAGCAACAGCCGTTCCTGCCGCAGCTCCTGCTAATGCGCCACCAATAGAAAAAGGAATATCAAGCAATTCTCCTAAACCAAGGTCTTGTTTTCCTTTTGCAATAATCTGAAGAGCAGACGTAGAAACATCATCTATTCTGTCTTCGCTGATTGCCATCAAGTCGCTAGTAGAAATTTGGTCTACATATTGAGCGGGAATGCTTCTTAATGTATCTCTTAATGATTCAGCCATTTTATGTTCCTATTTACCTTGGGCCTCTACGTCTTCTTCTAGGAGAATCGGTTTCTTCTTGACTTAACCCTAAATCTCTTAGTGCCTTATTCCTTTCAGCGTCTCCTTCATCTGAAGGTTGATTGCTTTCCTCAAGAAGCTCTCTTTCTGCTCGTATTGAATCTTGAAGCGCATACCATCCTTCAATACTTGCTCCTGGCCTACTAAAATAAATTGCTTGCTCTTTTGCGGCTTGAGCTAATTTTAATGTTGCTGCGGCTTTTCTTTCGTACCAGTTTCTTAGTTCTGCCTCGTCATTTGTTTCTGGAGCATTGATGCTTAATGCTAAGTCTAATTCTCCCTGACTCAAAGCACCAAAAGTAACGCTACTTATGACCCCAAGGCCCAATTCTCTTTGTTGCGTTTGCAGTGCGGCTGTTGGCATATCAAATGCAGCTAATAATCTATCTAATGAACCAACCTTTGCCCCTTCATCCAATCTTTGTATAGCATTATTTAACCCTGCAACCTGCTGTATTAGTATTTCAGAGTTGTCTAATGCTGCTACTGCAATATCAGCATATTTTGAGCCGCTTCTTCTTGCGCTTGACTTTGCAGCTTCGTCTTCAATCGCCTGTTCTTTAGCCTCTTGTAGGGCTTGCACTCTTTCATCTCCTATAAGAACTTCTCCTTGAAGATTTGTAACAATTTTCTCTCCTTTGCTATTAGTCATAATGCTTAATCCGTTACCAAAGGTAACAGTATCTCTTTCAAACAAAGCATCTGACTCTGGATTATTTAACTTTTCCACTAGCTCTTGATTATTGAGCCTAGCAGCTTCAAGTTGTAATTGTTGGCTTTCTTGTCGGAAAGACTCGTTGTTTATATATTCATTAGCCTCTCTTTGAAGTTGCTCAAAATTTAATCCTTCTCTCTCTGTTTGAGCTTCTCTTAGCTCAATTGTTTTTTCCCTTTCTTCTTGCTCAAGCTCAAATCTTTCACGAGCCATCAAATCAGCTTGTCTCTGCCTAGTTACATCAGCAGCCATAGCTCTCATTTGAGCAGATTGAGTACCAAGCCCTAGATTTCCTACAGCTTGTGCGGCTTGAAGGAGGCTTTGCGGGTCATTGGGGTCTACACCCTTTAGGGCTTCCTGAACCTTCTCAGACTCAGTTCTAACGTCCAGTCCCAACATTCCACCAACACCCCTACGCATTGCTTCTTGTCTTTGGGGCATTTGCATAGATAGGGCAGATACTAGAGGTGCTTGAGTCCTAGCTAGTCCTGTAAGACCGCCAGTTAACTCCCGTCCCTTGAGTATGCCCTCTGTCAGCATACGTTCTTGACGCTGTGCAGGAGTCTCAATAATGTCGCTAAATAAAGATTGTATGTTAATAGGCATTACTAGCTCCGTTAATTAGGGTTATAGCTTATTTCGCCAGTAACAGGATTATATTCAATTCCTGTATTACCTAATGCAAAATTACCTGACTGAGTTTGCTGGGCAGTTTGAGCTGTAGAACCACCTGACCGTTCACCCCTTAACAAGTCAAACAAACCTTGATACTGCTGCTGTCTCAGAGCGTTTCTAAGAGCCTCAAATCCCAACTGGGATTCTATTGCAGATTCTGCCAAACCAGCCCCTAAACCTAGCCCAGTGGCCTGTAAAGAGGATGCTAGACGTGAAGCCTCCAATTGAGGTGTAAGCGTTCTCAAGAGTTCCTGTTGTGGTAGGTAAGCACCAGCAATAGCACCAAGACCAAGCTCACCAAAGAGTCCTGCGCGTTGTCTAAATTCACCCAAACCTGCAAGGGTTTGTTCGGAACCTAATGCTTGCTCCAATCTGGCTTGTTCTATAGCTGAAATAGCGTTAACTGCTCTTTGCTCTTCAATAGCTTTTTGTGCTGCAAGCTGTTCAGGTGTTCCTCCATAAGCAGCGGTTCTTACGCCGCCCCTTCCTTGGGCAAATAACCTTTCTTCAAGCTCTAGCTGCTCTCTTTCCCTAGCAGGCCGCTGCATCCCTTCAAGCCTGTTGTAAAGCTCCTGCTCTCTTGCTGCTCTTTGTGATGGGTCTTGAGTTAACATCCCAATTACTGAGGCTTGTTCTGCTGCCCTTTGAGCGGGGTCACCCAAAAAGTCAAAAGCACCCTGACCAAATCCAGTCAAAGACCTTTGCAATGCAGCTTCTTCAGGGCTTAGAGCTAACTCAGTACCCGTTTGAGAGATAGTAGCCGCCGCAGGCTGACCAAATACATTCGTACCCGTAACAGTAAATGGTTTGAATTGAGACTGTCTTCCTACCTCACCCAATAAGCCGCCTTCATAAGTGGGTAAATCGGTAGCACCACCAAAGAATATGTTAGCTTCTTGACGGGCTTGGCCTATATCTTTAATTGCTTTATCAGTCAGCATACCCTGACCCAATGCGCTTATAAGACCTGCGCCAGCACTACCAAAAAATCCTCCACCGCCTTGATTAAGACCAAATAAATTCGCTGCGCCAGCACCAAGGTCTTTATAGTCAACAACGCCGTCTTTGTTTACGTCAAAAATTGACATTAGTAAGTCCCTCCATCAATAGTGCCAGTAAATGTTCCTGACACTGTGAGGTCAGCAGCAGTTGTAGTCCCCGTAAATGTCGGGGCAGCTAAATTAGCCTTGGTAGCTACCGCAGTTGCTATGTTATCAAATTCGGTGTTCACTTCAGTTCCCTTCACCACCTTAGCAGGATTGCCTGACACCAGGGCATCCTTGGCGGCAAAGTTAGTTGTCTTCGTGTAATCAGTCATTAGACAATCCTTCCAAGTAGTGCATGAATATTAAATTGTTGAATAGCTATAGACTTACCATCTACCGTAGTTTCAACACCTACGGATACGACAGCACCAGAACCAGAAGTATTTATCTTCTGCCTGTTAATTAGATTCAATGAAGAAGAATACTCAGCTTCAGTGTTGTATTCTGAAATATTGTATTGGGCAGCGTTATTAGCAGGTAAGACGTATGCCTGCTTCTTATAAGCGTTTGAATAATCGTAAGCCCAGTTCAGTACGACTGTAGATTCCGCACCATCAAAGGTAGTTAAATTAACCTTCTTTAAAAATTTAAGTACGGAGCTATCCCCAAATGCTAGGGGGTGGGAGAAGTAGCTTAGCTGATAGGAACCTGTGTTGTCCTGATAAGTATCATACTTAGCGATGCCAGTTGCGTTCCCAATATATATAGTGTCATCCACCAGATTAGTAAAACATAGTGGCGCGATGCTAGACCAAGTGGTTGCTCTATACGAACCATCTTGGAGAGGAAACCTAGTATCAAAGACATACACCGTCTGAAGGACGGGAAAGTTAACAAGGACAAACGCTTCTTTAGGCGAATAATGTAATGAGATATTACCCGTTTCACTGGCTACCAGATTCTTAACGTCATTATTGACGTTCTTAGATATATCCCCAATTGGTGAGGACTTTTCCTGAATGGTTCTTGCAAGACTTCTTACGCCTGAACGGTCTAAAAAGATTAAATCTTTACCAGTAGATACAACGGCATCCCTAGATACACAACCTATGTTAGATATAGTATCCGCTAGGGTCATAGTAGAAGGAGAATCAGCGCCTTCGTAAATAAGTATAGCGTCCTTACCAAAGATAACTAAGAATCCATTATGAGCAGATAAAGCTACAATCTCATCGTACCCATTAGGCCAAACCTTAGATACATCTATAGAGCCTGAAGAACCACCAGTCCAAACAGTCCCATCTAATAAATCACTCCAGTAGATAGTAGACTTATCTGTGGCAAAGTCAGCCACCCAAAGCCTACCAAAACCCGCTAAAACTTCGTTACCTTGGGGAGGTGTGCCAGCAGAGCCAGAATGAGAGGACATCTTCTCAACAGCAGCAGCAGCATTAGAATAGACTAAAGGCTCCTGACTTCTTTGAAAGAAATAAGCCTTGTCATTAAAGTTAACTATCTTCCAGTTATCATCAGATACAGTATAAGACCCAGGAGTCTCATCAACTAAAGTAGTAGTGCCTGAGAATATTAAACTGTTCCCAGCAGAAAATACTTTTATATTCCCGCCTGAATCTCTAAATTGGTGTACTGCCTCTATTCCTAAAGAACTTCCTAACACGGAAGCTCCATTGGTAGACACCATAGAATAACCTTTACGCGCAGCAACCCGTCCCTCTTTATCAATAATGCAGTTATCTGCAACTGACGCAAAGGTAGGGTCTTGAGCTAACGGGGCATCTTGAGTGTTTAAACCCGCAAACCCTGGAGCCGTAATAGTTATGCTTTGTAGTTTCTGGGCCATTATCGTACCTGGAAGGTTAACTCAGAAGGGTATCTGTTAGCGTCAAATGCAATAGCGTCAGATAAAGAAGTAGAGGCTACAGCGAATTGTTCTGCTGCACTCTGACCACCAGTCTCACCCCTTTCCCTCAAAGCCATAGCGTAGGCTAGTTGTATAACAGGGTTGGTAGGTGCTAACAAGCTATCTGAGTCAGTAGTCAAATCAGTCTGTGGTTTAACAACATCAAACCTTAGAGCGTATGCTGCATCAGGCTTTGGATAAACTTGAACCTCTAAATCTCTATTAGAATCCGTCCCTACAAATGTAAAATAATCAGGAGAGCCTGATTGTGGAGAAGTGTTGTAGGTTACATTGTTAAAGTATTCTTTACTTCTAAGGTGCATGAACCTTTTAGACGTAGTATTCATTACGTCCTTTATAACAGCCAAATCACCACTACCAGTAAGTGAATAGGTATCTGTACCACTTACAGTGTTAACAGTTATAGAATCCCTTAATGCAGTCCAGTCAAAAGAGTTCTCTACAATCTTTTTAGCGTCATTAACCAAGTCACCTATAAGATGAGAGTAGTCAGTAGCATTAGCTGTATCTACTGTGTCCTCTCGTAATCTGCGGAGGACGTTATTAATCAAGTCTAAGTATGTCATACGAATCGTCTTCCTATTGCTTGAATCATTCCCAATGCTTTAGGAACATTAGCTAACTCTCTAAGCTGCGGCTCAAATAATTCTCTTGAAAACATTTGTTCGGTAATTGGTGCTTGTTGGGCTAGAGCCATAATAAGACCGTTCTTTCCATCTTTGCCATCTTTGCCATCTTTGCCATCTTTGCCATCTAATCCATCTAAACCATCTAAACCATCAGTACCATCAACTCCATCTTTGCCGTCTAAGCCATCAATACCATCAACACCTGTAATTGTTCCGTCACCTGTACCAATAGCCCCCGTTGTAGTTCCCGTTGTAGTGCCTGTTGTAGTGCCTGTAGTCGCACCAGTTGTTGCGCCTCCTAATCCGGAAGTATTTCCTTGACCACCAATATTTGTTATTGAGTCAATTACGTCTCCAGTATTTGTGTTGCCTTTGTTTATCATCTTTGTAGCATTAGTTACAGCTTGACTAGCAGCTACTGTTCCTACTCCATATATATCTTTTGCTGATGCTTGCATATCACCTAAAGTAATTGTGCCTGCTATCAAGTCATTAAGTACGTCAAGAAAATCTTGGTCTTGCTGGTCTTTAATGGTTTGTCCTGCTTTTGGCGTATATTTGTCTGTCCCACCATGCTCTATATAAAATTGCCCATCTTGCCTTGGCATTAATGAAACAGTATCACCTTCTTCAAATGTTTTGTTTTCAGTGCCAAATACTGCGCCTCTCTTAACCGTATCTCCTGTGCTAACCCTATTACCCTCAAGGTCAAAATAACCATAGTCAAAGGTATCGGTATCTTTGTTATACACCCACCCGTAATTTGTTCCCTCAGTAGTTGCAAGACCGCCTAAAGTATCTGAGCCGTCAATCGTAGATGCGGTTGTATCTGTTGTTAAATCGTCTGTAGTTCGCGCGGATAAATCTACTGTTTCACCATCTAAACTATCTGCACCACCAGAAGCTCCCGCAGTAGATGCTGATGATGCTGCACTACTAGCGGCACTATCTGCGCTTGGGTCAACAAACGTAGCGAGTACGGTAGGTGTTTCTGGCGATTGAACCCCACTAAATACAGCGCTACCTAATTTTTCTGCATCACTAATAGGCTGACCTTCGTAGTTATATCCAGCAGCCATTAATGCTGCATCCACAACGTCTCTAGGTATGCCTAACATCTGTGTAACAACATCTGAGCTAAAACCAGACTCTCTTAAAAACTCCGCAGTTACATCTGCCTGTTGCTCTGGGGGTACAAGTTCTTGTATTTGAGACAAGACCATATAGGCGTTATCAGCCAAAGATTCGGCAGCCTCAAAGCGGCCTTCCATTTCTTCTTGCATCGAAGGACTAGAAAGCTGAGATAAAATATTATCTAACAACCCCATAAATTGTGGGTCGCCTGCTTGACCGCTTGGGCTTCCAAATGACTCAACAGTAATAGACATTACTCTTCCTCAACCGTGTTAGTCAGCATATAGTGAGCGTTGTATTGCAAAATCCCTACTAAATATACTGGGTCTAATCCTTGCTCTATCTTTTCTAAGCACCACTCATAAAGCTCTGCGTCTGCTTGTTCAGCAATAGAGTCCATCTTGTTAACAGGAAACTCTACGATAGTCATCATTTTTCTCTTGAGACACCCTTAGTTTTTTCAAAGGTTCTCATTGCACCTAAACCTAACATACCCATAAGGACAGGCATCATTTCACTCAACGCTATTAAAGGGACTTGAACACCAGTATCAAATAACTCTAAAGCCATATTAACAAACGGTATTACCAGAAAGTTGCCAGCCATCCCCAGAGCGCATATCCAGCCAATGGCAGGTCGCCAACCAGCAACAAACATACTATTATGAGCTGCTTCAATCTTGTTGACCTCAATCTGCGCCATGACCTGTTCCTGGGCATGACGTTCAGCCATAGTAGCTATCTCGTGAGAGAGCTTCTCTTTCAAGTCTTTGTCAGGTATTACCTTATCTAAGATAGCACTGACTGGGCCAATCAACGCACTTATCATATGAATATAACTGCACAGAATAGGATAACAATAAGACCCAAAGTACAGACAACTACTCTGCCCGCTTCTTCTTCAGTCATATCCTGAACTTTCTCGCGTATCATTTTTCCAATTCGTCTCATAACATTCTTCCTATTACAGTCACAGTAGCTACAATTAGTATCCAAAATATTCTTTCGCCAAAAGCAACAGACGGTGACATCTTCTGTAGCTTATCATCCATCGTGTTTATTCTATCTTCAATGGACGTTTGACGATTAAAAATAGTGGTGATTCTTTCCTCTACACGGGCCAAAGAAACAACAGCTTCTTGAAGGTCGTCAATTTTGCTTTCAATCCTGTCTATTCTATTTTCCAATTAGACTCACCAAATAGAAAACAAACATTACCCCTATAAAGCAGCCAAACACTACTGATATGTCTATCATGGCTGCTTTGGTTTCTGCTGCTTTTTTTGCCTCTGCTATCCTTAAATTCCTTATCCTTGAGCGTTCCCTTAACATGTCGTGCCAAAGGTTCGCATTACCCGTCCAATAGAATATATCCTTCAATTCCTTTTCTAGTTGCTCTGCCTTCTGTTTCTGAAGGGTAGCCTCTAGTGCTTGGCTTTCTACTGAACTACTACCTAGTAATTTACTTATCTTACTTGTAGTCTTTGCTTTCTGTTCTAAGACACTGACTTCTTCCCTAGCATCCCAGAACTTACTAATTGCTCTTGTTAAGTCCTGTACTTCTTTCCCTTTGTGGACGGCCTTCTTAATAAAGTTAAATGCCTGGTTAGCTGCTGCAACCGCTGCTACTATTTCTGCTGGCATTCTAGTACACCTTTATTCCATCCTCATTTGGGTTAATTAATATCGGTTTGCAGTAAGCCGTTATAGTTTCTGTACTCGGGCTTCCTCTCCTTCGCAACTTAGCTGCAAATGCGTTGCAGGTGTCTACGTTGTAAAAACACATAGCCTCACGACAGCTATCGTTGGCTACCTCCACCCCTCCGATAGTCATTATTAGTACAAATACATGAACCATTCATCAAACTACCCGCACCTTCAGGTTGTTGCCTGTCAATGCTGTAATCCTGACCTTGTTCTGGGCAGGAGCGTCATAGTCATAATCAGTACCCAGTATCGCGCCTTTATTAAGTACATTGGCATCGTAGTTAATAGACACACCGTCACTGCTGGGAACCGTACTGCCGCTAGATAGATTAAATATAATTGCTAAGTCTAGGTCATTACCCAGCGTAAAGTGATTAGCATCAGGGATAGCGTCCAGTTGTGTCTTGTTCATTTGGTTTGGATAAGATGATGTTGTAGTTGAATATTGAAAAACAGTGTCTGGAGATGTGGTTCCAGCAGCATAAAACTTCGTTCCGTCTGAGTTAAATACAGAAGTTAAAAAATCCGAGTCTTGTCCAGATAAGTTAAAAGAAACAGAATTATAAGATGCAGTGCTTACGTCAAAATTAGTTGACATATCATATTCATAAACATTTGCGCTACTAATTCCTGTTATAAAAAATTTACTCCCATCGCTGTTAAAATTTAATCCGAATGGAGCTGTTTCTTGACCGCTGTGAGAAAAACTTTTTGAATCATAGCTTGCGCTTGAAACATCATATGCAGTAGAAAGAGAATACTGATACACAGTGCTATTTGTTTGTCCTGTTACATACATTTTAGTGCCATCTGAGTTAAATCTAAACGCAGTAGGCAAACTTTCTTGGCTTCCTACATTAAAAGAAACAGAATCATATGATGCAGTTGATATGTCATAGGCTGTAGTCATTGAATATTGATAAATAGATGTATTTGTTCTTCCAAGCGCATACATCTTAGTACCATCAGTACCCATAACAATATCTGTTAAAACCGTTATCTGTGATGCTGTAGAAAAACTTACTGAATCATATGACCCAGTTGAAACATCATATGCAGTAGAAAGAGAATATTGATATATATTTCTTGTATTTAAACCTGCTGCATATAATTTTGTTCCATCGTTATTAAAAGCAAGCCCACTTGGCGCATTAGTTTGTCCGCTTATATTTAATGATTTTGAGTCGTAACTAGCATTAGAAATTGAATAACCGACTGGCGTACTAGCACCCGTCATAGCCTCCTGTATAGCAGCCAGCTCTGCGTTGGTAGTAGCATTCGCCCAAGTAGTTGAACCATAAGTACCGTTAGAGTTGTACTGCCACGTTCCTGAGTTGTTCCTGACTATGCTTCTCTCGCCGTCAGTTCCTTTGGCAACCTTCCACGTTGTCCTGTCATCAGTAGATACGCAGTAGTAGATAGCACCATCACCAGCAGCTTCATCTGCGGTCATAGAGTTGATGTCAGTCCAGTAGGTAGTGTCTATTGACTGTGTTGTGTGTACTGGTTGGTAGCCTGTTACTGTAAAAAACGACTGACTATTGTATTCGTATATGTAATTAGTTAGCTGACAAGGCACTATAAATTTAGAACCAGTTGGGGTAAAAACAATTGCGGTTGGTTGTGTGGCTTGGCTGCCTACCGAAAAACTAACAGAGTCATATGACGCAGATGACAAGCTGTAATTAGTGGGTAGGCTATATTGATACACTGCGTCTGTATTAACACCAATCATAAATAGCTTGCTGCCGTCTGAATTAAAAGCTATGCCTCTTGGAGTTGCATCTTGAGCATTCACAGAAAGAGAAAGACTTGCATAGGATGCGCTTGATACTACCCAAGCAGTGCTAAGAGTATATTGATAAACGGTGTCATTATTCCCGCCAACCAACATCATTGTAGTTCCGTTATTATTAAAGATTATAGAATACGGAGCTGTTAATTGGCTTCCAACAGAAAAAGACACGCTATCATAGGACGCAGTAGATAAGTCCCACGCAGTGCTAAGACTGTATTGATAAACGGTGTCTGTATTTGTTCCAACGAAATAAAACTTAGTTCCGTCTGACTTAAATGCCAAGCCTCCTGCGGCGGTGTCTTGAGAAGAAACACTAAACGCCGTAACATAAGTTGCGCTAGATATTAAATACGGAGTAGATAAAGACCATTCCGCAATACTTTCAGATTGGTTTAAAGTATAAAGTTTTGTTCCATCGTCATTAAACGCAGCATCTACTACCTGATTAGCTTGCAGTGTAACTGAAGTATACGAAGCAACAGATAAATCAAATCCATCTCCTGCTCCTTGACTCAACTCCAAATCACCATCAGTCGTGTTATACACAACGCCATACATCTCCCAAGAGCCTGAAGCTACTTGAGCGTATGAAGTGGGTGCTGTGGTTTCAGAATATGCGCCAGCAGTAGAAGTTAAAACAAACACACCGCTGTTAGCTTCAATGGTCTTGCCTACGTCAGCAGATGCGAATGAGCCTGTGCCTAGAGACAAAGTGTTGCTTAATCTTACTGTCTTTAAAATATCTGTCAGACTTTGAAAAATTACCAATTGCAATGATGCGCTTGAATACGTGATAGAAAATACTGTAGTGCTTAAACTTAATGTATTGGAAGAATAACTAGCTGTACTTAAGTCATAAGCAGTAGTTAAATTATATTGATACAGTGCGCTACTATCTGTTCCGCACATATATAATACAGTTCCATCATCATTAAATGTTATATCTCTCGGCGTAGAATCTTCAGAACTTACACTTAAAGATACAGAGTCATAACTAGCAGTGCTTATGTCCCAAGCGGTACTGAGACTATATTGGTATACAGCATCATTTGAATACGCAACAATATATAGCTTGCTACCATCAGGTTTTATAAATAAACCACTCGTACCATTTGACTGGGCTGATGCTGAAAATGTTTTAGAGTCATAGCTAGCCGTACTAATATCCCAAGCGGTACTGAGACTATATTGATAAATTGCTTGGCTAGTTGTGCCTATTACATAGAGTTTTGTGCCATCTGACTTAAAGAAAAGATTTCGCGGGTCGCTTTGCTGGCTAGAAACATCAAAAGTTTTAGATTCGTAACTACCACTGCTAAGGTCGTAAGCGGTAGACAATAGGTATTGATATATAATTCCAGAGGATTGGTCTACCATATAAGCATTTTGACCAGCGTTGCCTATCGTGCCTCCAAGCAGACTCGTTGATTGCGAAGCACCTGACAAAGTAATAGATGTTTCTGTTGCTGCGGAAACGTCATCGTCAGAAACAAAATCCAAAGTAGTCGCAGAAGCAGAGTTCAATCGTGTGTAGTTCTCTGTAGTTGAGTTAACGTCCCAAGTGTTATTGGTTACACCAGTTTGAGAGACTTCTTTAGTCACGCCCACAACAGGAGACAGCACGTTACCTGACAAGGTAATTGTGGCTACCTCATCTGCTATGAATGTCTTGGTTAAAGTTCCAGCGGTAACAGAAATATTATCTAGCTGTGTTTGAATATTAGACGTAACGCCATCAACATAGTTAAGCTCTGCTGTAGTTGCTGTAACCCCATCAAGGATATTTAATTCAGCAGCAGTAGCAGTAACATCAGATATTTGACTAGCTGTAATACTGGTTGCTACTGGAGCTACATCAGTCCAGGCTGAACCTGTATAAACCTTCATCTTGTTATCAGATGAATTAAAGTAAGTAGCACCAGTAACTAAAGCATCACCGTCATTGTCTAATGTTGGGTCACTAGCCTTAGCGCCTAAATATCTATCATCAAAAGAATCATAACTAGCAGCCGCATTAGTTGCAGAAGTTGCAGCATTGCTTTCAGAAGTCGCTGCATTTGAAGCTGACGTTGCCGCATTTGATTCAGAAGTTGCAGCATTTGCCGCACTGGTAGCAGCAGAGGTTGCACTGCCAAGAATAGAATCTACATAGCCCTTTCTAGTTAAATCATCATCAGTAGATGGTGTAGCAGTTGACGTAGCTTTGTTTGAACCTAATACGATATTGCCAGTCATAGTGCCACCAGCTAAAGGAAGCATAGTGTCGGCATAGGCTTTAGTAGAAGCGTCTGTACCCGCTGTAGGAGTACCAAGACCTGTAATCTTGTTCGTACCCATAGCAATAGCACCAGACATAGTGCCACCCGCTAATGGGAGTTTAGTTGCAATAGAGTTAGTTACAGTAGTGTTAAAAGCTGCGTCATCATTCAAAGCAGCCGCTAACTCATTCAGCGTATCTAGCGCAGCAGGCGCACCACCAACTAAGTTAGTTACTTGTGTATCGACATAGCCCTTTGTTGCAGCGTCAGTATCAGAAGACGGGGCCGCTAAGTTAGTTAAGACAGTATCTGTAAAGTCTACAGTTCCGTTAACTACCAAATCGTTAACAGTGGTAGTACCACTTGAAGCAGTTAAGTTACCTGTTACGTCACCCGTAACATTACCAGTAACATTACCTGTCACGTTACCAGTTACATTTCCTGTTAACGCACCAGCAAAATTCGTATTAGCGGTAATTAAAGTACCAGTTATAGCCTGGGGTGTTGAACCACCAATCACCATTCCATTTACTGTACCGCCAGTAAAAGTAGCATTGGAAGACAGCAAAGAAGAGTTAGCGGTAACAGTACCAGAAGCCGTAATAGCCCCAGTTGTAATTGAAGAAGGATTCGTTCCAATTTCAATAATTGTCGCACTTGAGTTCTCCGTAAAGAGTCTCTTGTCTGCGGTATTTACAGCAAGCTCGCCCTGAACTAAGTCTGAAGCCAAAGGTACGGCTGACGAAGTTGAAGAAAACTTAGTAATAATTGTTGCCATCTATTTCACCACTTAACTTTATCTGCCCAGTACGCTGCGGAACATTTACCTTTTGCTATGTTCTTAGCATGACGCGCCTTAAAAGACTTCCTCCTCGCCTTCTCTGCCGCTGTCTTCGGATTCTTGCCAGCACCTTTAACGCCCTGCTGACCAAAGCGAATTGTCTTAATGCTTCCATCCCCACACTTAGCTACAACAACGTGGCTTTTAGTAGGGTGGTTAGGAGTCCTCTTAGGTTTGTTAAAACCAGAGACACCTGCTCTTTCTAATCTTGGGTCTTTCTTTTTCATAATAAAAAGTCAGGGGGCCGAAGCCCCCTAACCTATCCTAACTTATACGTCAGGGACACAAAGGATGAAGCCAGCCTCTGGACGATGTGCTTGAACACCATAAAGGGTGTCAGCAGTGTACAGAGTTGACAAATACTCTTGCTTGTACTGAGTTTGTGAGCGAACGCTCATTTGCTCAGCCAGGACAAGGGCATCTTTGTGGATGAGATAAGCACCGCGAACATCAGCAGTACCAGTACCGTTGGAAGTTGCATCTTCAATGAGAGGGCAGTTAGAAGAGACATAGATGTCAATTCCATAAACTGAACCAATCAAACCAGACTGGACAGTTGCACCTTCACGGAAGTCAGCAGATACATAACGCTCAGTACCCATGATTGCAGAACGCAGCGCAGGTGGAATGATAAATGCGCGGTCAGTCATAGGAACATCAGCATCATCCATACGCTTAATCAACGCACGGAAGCCAGCATCTGTGAATACGTCTGCTGCTACAACAGTGTCATCAGCATAAGCAGTCAGACCATTAGAAGCATCAACAAAGAACGTATTTGCACCTTCCCATGCAGTACCAGTACAAGTACCAGTAACAGGAACAGTCAGGTCAAAAGTACCACTACCAAAACCAGTACCAGCGCGGAACAGGTCATCATCAACCTGCTTAGCAAGAGCGTAACCAGCATCTTCAGTGTAGAACTGACGAAGTGAGGCAAGAGCCTGTACTTCAACAATGTCTTCAATCAGACGAGAATACTCGTAGTGACGGTTAATAGTAACAGTAGTTTCACTTTCCAGGTTAGCCTGCATAGTTACAGCAACAGCTTCTGCCTTAGCATTAGCGGAGCCGCGAGTAGGCTTAGGAAGGTGGATAACATCACCCTTGTTGCCAGACATTGTCATTGTCTTAACAAGAGGAGCCATCTTCAGAGATTTTTGATATGCAGCAATAACTTCATCAGACCATATTTCAGGTACAAAAGTTCCCGCTGCGGTTTTGTCTACAGTTGCGTTTGCAGTAAAAAACGCACCAGAAGTTTCACCAGCCATGTTTAATTTCCTTTATCTTACGCGCTTCTCTGCATATGCCCGACGAATTTCGGGTTCCATGCTTTGATAGCGCTTAGGGTCAGTCTTCATAAGTTCAATAATATCTGCCCTTCGATAAATCTTTTTGGATGGGGTTTCAGAACTACCTTTAGCCCCACCAGTAGAAGCCTTCTTAACAGCATCCTTTCTAGCATCTTTCTCGTCTTGAACAGCAGTTTGTGACATCTGCTTAATCTGTTTCCATTGAGAAAACAAATTGTCAGCAGCTCTACTGTCATACTGTTGGTCAGCACGAGTTAGAAGCTCAATGCGAATATCATCACTCTTTACCCAGTTAATAAAATCTGGGCTTTGAATAATCTCTTGCGCGTCTGGATGTTTGTTAATCAACTCCTGCTTAGCTTGGTCCTGTCTAATCCGTAGGGTATTTTCTTGAGCCTCCTTAATAGCAGGATGGTTCGCAATCTTACTTTCTACAGCTTTGTCAGGGTCAGCAAAAAAATCTATCTCTTCAGCAGGTTCAGGTGCTTTTGTTTCCGACTGTTTAAGAATGAAGTTATCTACTACCTTTCGTAATTCTCCAACTTCAGCGCCTTGACTTCCCAATCGGCTTTCAGCTTCTTGGTGCATCTTAGCTACTTCAGCTATTGTCTTGCCTTGGTACATTGGTGCAAGCTCTGCTTCCCCTTCCGAAGTATTTACTTCTTCTTGGACAGGTTCTTCCACGCTATTTACTTCATCTACCTCTACTGGGTCAATTAGTGTTGCCATTATTAAACTCCGTTAAGACCGACTCTAGCTACCCTTCTGGACTATTGTTCGGCTGCCTTACGTTCTAATGCCATCTTCTGCTCTCTGGAACGAACCCACTTATCTGTTGCACCTGGAAAATGTCCAGAAGCGGGGTCGAGACTACACCTGACAGCAGGGATGACTCGCGTTGCTACCTCATCACATTGAGGACAATCAATCTGTTTAGTTTCACGTGAAACAAGTTTTTCATTTACATGACCACACTTGCACACAAAATCAAACAGAATCATTGCTATCCTCTATATAATGTTCAACGGTAGACTCCATATTAAGCATGAAGGCAAGGATATTTAATTGTCCTTTACGGAAATGTAAGTCCTCGTTGTCCTTCGTTACTTCTACAGAATTTATTTGGATGGCATTATTCCTAAGCTCATCCATCAATACTTTCCAGCCCTCTGTACGAAACATATCTTTAAGAGCTTGGTAATGCTTTTCTTCCTCTCTTTCCACCCTTTGACTCCTTATTAGCTTCCTCTAGCTTTTGGATTCTTTCTTCTAAACCTTTAACGATTCCATTAATTTGATTTAGAATGTTTTGCATTTCTGTGTTAGTAATCATTGTGTCAAAGTCTTAGCTGTTTCCAAGTTAAGCCTTCTTTCCTCCAGTAGTTTGTCAGTTACTTTCATTCGCCTTTCAAACTCTTTGTCGTCCTCATTGCCAGCTTTTAAGTTAGTGGCAATAGCCTTAATCCTATCGTTCTCAAGCTCAACAGGAATAGCTTTAGTTTCTTGAGCAATCTTCTCAGCTCTGGCTGTAGATTCAGCCGCCTGCCCGTTAAGGGCGTTAGTCTGAGACTGCTGGAACTGCAATTGTACTTGTTGTGCTATTTGAGCTGCTTCCTGTGCTTCAGGATTAGGCTGTGAGGCTTGTTGGATAACCTGAATCAATTGCTCCCTATTGGAGATGTTCATGTTATCTATAATGGATTGTATTAAAACTGGGTACAGAGGAGAGTCTGAACCCATAGTTTGTAACAGTTGTACCAATTGAGTTACTTCGTATTCCCTAGCAATAATCCCCAGAGAGGACACGACTTCAAACTTATAATCGTTAACAGGGTAGATTTCAGGCTCAAACTGCATGTACCTGTGTGCCACTTTTGTTACGAATGGTATCAGAAAAGACTCTTGGAAGTTGATAAGAGTCCTTTTGTGCCTCTTAATAATCGCCCCAAGGGACATAGAAATCCCCGCAGCGGTAGCTTCACCGTTAATAGAGCCAGGTATTCCAGCAGAATCTATAGCTCCGGTAGCTGTTTGTACCATCTTTTGCAGTTGGTCAGCTTGAGCGAAGGTAATTTGAGAGACTTGTCCGAAGTTAAACGGCTGTAATACTTCTCTGGGGTCGCCGTTAGTTAATAATATCTTACCAGGACGGACTTCTGGCCTTGCACCCCTTGGTAATCGAGTGGCATCCATAGCCATCATAGGGTGTACAGTTAATGCTAGGGCATCTATTCTGGCCCTCAATTCAGCATCTAAAGCTTTTTGTGAGTTATATCCTTTCTCACATACACCTCTACCCCAGAATCTTCCTGGAACTATATCCCAAGGGAAGGCCACGACAGGTCTATCACCCATCATGTAAGGATTTCGTTCTACTTTAAGTAAAGTTCCACCGTTAGCAATAACGATAATACATTCAATGTAATGACCATCTTCCTCTTCAATCTCAAAGTCTTCTTCATCTTCTACGAGATATTTAGGGACTAGACCGTAGTATTTAGTAAGACGAACCTTATTATCAGGCTGGTCAATCAACTCAGGGTCAGGGTCAAGGTCGGTATCGTTATAAGCTAGGGTGATGTCAACGTCCTTGTAAACACCACTTTCCTGTAGGAGTTCTACTTGGTGGTACGGGACAAATTCATCAACAGCAACACCAATAGCCTCCTCAATAGAAGTTGCTACGGGGTCAATTAAGAAGTTTTGTGGAAGGATTGGACGGAGCTTACAGACTGTTCTGTCTGCTATGTTTACTCCTACTGCCTGCATCTGCCCTTCCATTATTGGTTGGGAGGCTGGCTTCATTTCTTTTTCTTCTTGCAGCACTATTTCTGCAACGCCAGTCCCATAGACGGCGGCGTTTATCAGACACTCAGCAACACCCTTTCTTGCTTTGTTTTGCTGAAAATCTCTATAAAGTTGTTCTCTAAGGAATACAACATCTTGAGGCTCACCATCCCTCAAATCATCCTTAATGTCAAAGAATCTTCCTCTTCCGAATGTAGCTTCTTCAATCTCAGCTACTGAGGATTCAACAGCCTGTTGTAAGGCTGGGGATATAATCTGACTTCTTTCTGAGTCACGGGTCTTATCTTCTGCGGAAAACTGTCCTCTCCACAGACGATTATACTCTTCAAACTTATCTTGGTAGTTATTATCAAAGTGGTCACGCCATGAGTTACACTGCTCCATAACCCAGTCTTCAACGCTTTGTAGAATTCCAAACTCTTCTTTATCAAGCATATTAGTAACCAGCTACCATATCGACCACATCAAAGTGGTCTTCTTCAAAGTCGTATGAGTAGGAGACGTTAGCCAGTTGGTCTATGTAGGCTAGAGCGTCCACCATGTCATCATGTGTTAGGGCATCAGGGAATTGAAATAATTCATCCATGAATTGAACATTCCATTCACCTTTGTTAAGGTTAATGAGGCCGTTCTCAAATCTTCCTTGTAACGCCCACATAACCCTATCTGTTTTCTTCTTGTTTCCGTGGGTTAGTTCTTCAACCCTAAAGAAACGAGAATACTTCTTCATCAAGTCAGTTAATGGAGACATGACAGCTTGACGGGCTATACCTTTTTCTATACCCACAGAAATAGGTTGATAGTCCCTAACAGCCTGAAATATCTTCTGGGCAGTCTGGTCTAAAGACCACCTACCCGTAATTATATCCTTAACCCACCACCCTTGGCTACCCACCTTTACCACGGCGATAGAGGTGTTGTCAAGATTTTTGCTTTTGTTTTTCTTCCCAACCTCCTCAAAGCCAGCTAAGTCAATGGCTATGTAGTAATCACCATCAGGCTCTTCCTCTGAAAATCTAACCCAGGACTCCTTAAACATCTCGGAACCACGGGCTTCAAAGGATGCCATGAACTCCTGCCTAAAAGCGTAGGAGGACATAGATATCTTAGCTTGGTCAATCTCATTTTTTTCTAAGAGATTGTTGTCGTAGCTAGTGTAATGCCATGCTTTGAAGTTGGGGTCGCCACCTAACTCGGCTTGTTTGTAGAGGTCATAAAAATGGTTTCTACCCATTGGTGTCCCAATGAACAAAGCACTTGCCTTCAAGTCTGACAGGGCTGGGCGTAAAATCAACTCCCATACGTCAGGCTTCATGTCTGCGTATTCATCCAATACTAAATAGGCTAGGGAGACACCCCGCATAGTCTCTGGTCTGTCGGCCCCCTTCAGAGAAATAGTAATCCCGTTAATTAACTTAATTTGTAAGTTGTTAACGTGGGAGCCTTCAACCATATCCCCTCCTAGTTCTAATAGGAGGTTCCACATAATATCTCTAGCTTGACCTTGAGTAGGGGCTACATAGAAAACGTGGCCTCTAGTAGCTTGCAAGGCATTTACCAGAAGCAAGTAAGCCGCAAGACGGGATTTCCCTGTCCTACGGCCTGCTGCGACAACTTTAAACCTAGTGGGGTCGTTCCAGACTTCTTGTTGCCAATTTAATAAATTGATGTCTAAGT